ATTGATGTTATATGCTTCTCCAATTCAAATTGAATGTCTTTTTTTGAATCATGATGTGCAGACGTGATGCTGCGATTTTGTCATTTTTCTCTGATGGAGTTTTATTCTATGATACAAAAGAACAAAAAAATTAAATATAACACAACCTTTCGCCTTGCTTTTTTGAACGAAAAACGTGCTGCCTGCTTGGAGTAGGGCAGCACGTTTGGAGTAAGTTATCTGAATATATTCTTGATAGCTGAGATGATACTTCCGAAGAAGCCTTTTTCAGATTCTGTATTCTGATGATTGTTAGCGACGGCTTGTCTGCTAACCTCGTTATTTGCTGCAGATGCGGCAGGCTTGGTTGGCTTGGCAGATTTTTGCGGGTAGACTTTTGTAATGTCGAAATCAAGGTCGACCAGCATATTGCAAACTTGCTTTTTGGCTTCGGGGTGTCCCTGCTCGGAAGCTTTCTTGAACAATTTGAATGCTTCTTCTAAGTTACGGTCAACGCCGTCGCCGCTATAATACATACAGCCAAGAGCGTATTGTGCGTCGGCAAATCCTTGTTCTGCTGATTTTTTGTGCCACTCAAATGCTTTCTTTTCGTCTTTCTCTACTCCGTTGCCAGCGTCGTAGAACAAACCTAAGAAATATTGAGCCTCGTCGTGTCCTTGCTCTGCCGCTTTTGTAAGCATCTCGATGGATTTCTGCATGTCTTTCTCTACCACCTATTTCTATGTGTCGAGCATTCGCATGAAGAAGAGACGTACGGCAGACGAGAGGATGCGCAATTTGCACAACTTGTTGAGGAAAAGAAAGAAGGTGCTGTACAAGACGCAGAACGGCTGCTGTGCCTGCTGCAACAAGCCTTTCATTATAGAGGCATTGGAGATACACCATATTGTTGGCATATCCGAGAACCCCGGACTTGCAACTAACATAAAGAACTTGCAGTTGCTATGCCACGAATGCCATGTAAGGTTGCACAAAGAGAAACGAAGGGCTGCAAATGTAGCCAACGATTAGAAACAGAGAGTGCCACAGTCCTCGCGGATGGTGGCACTCTTTTTGCGAAAATATATAAAAACTATGAAAAAACGTTGTTTTTTGTTGTATGTAGCAGATTTTTTTGTATTTTTGTATCGAGGATTCCGTAGCTAATGACTACCGATTCCTCGACTGCGGGGGCTGGCCATTGGTCAGCCGTCCGTATTTTTATAGAGCAACTTTACAGTTCCGTCCTTCTCTCTTAGCCACACTTCCTTAATTGCTTCTCCTCTTTTCACACGCCCAATAATACTTCTAAGCATGAAACGCTCAGTCAAGTCAGGCCTATCTATAATGAGTCTATCACATTGTATTAAACCATCCCTCATCATATTCCTGAATGCGTTTTTGGGATTTGTTGATATAAACCCTTCATGCTCATACCAAACACCATTGACCCAAATATCAGGGCACTTCCCTTCATATACAGTACCTATTAGTGAACCATAAATGCACTCATATTGGAACTTTGGAGGACGTGACATCTTAGGGGTAAGTATTACTTCTGCACCTTGTTCTCTTGCAAAAAATGTTGCAATTTCATTAAGTTTCTTGAAATCGCTATCATTGCGGTTTACAAACTGATGTATTGTCACCGTTCCATTTCCTTCGCTTCTCGTTTCACCATACATTGCCAGCCCTCTTCTCAATGATTTACATATAGCGCATAGCTCGTTGTCTGGTACGAATGTCAGCTTGATTTTGCCCTTAGCAATATCGCAATCCTTGCAGCGCTTAATGGTGTAAGGGTTGTAGTCGGGGAATGTCTTCTGTTCGATGCCGGGATTGAAATGGAAGATGCCCCTCTTATCTTTGCTTGTAGCCTCTTCGCCGAGCGACATAGCCTCTTCGTGTGGTGTCTCCGGGAACTTTGACTTGCGCACCTGTACAACCGTGCATCGGCAGTTCCATCCGTTTGGCGGATAGTATTCTTGCCAGAATGGGTCGGACATAGGCAGCGTAACGCGGTCGAGAGCTGCATGTTCCGGACGCACCTTGTTGTCGCGCTGTGTGCGGTACTGAAGATTGTAACGGTCGCCGTCCTGCATGAATCCTTCCCATTTGGCTGCCATGTCTGCCGAAGCCTGACAGAAGTTGTATTCCGCGCGAAGATAGTTTTTGTTGTAAGTATTGTCTATCTTTCTAACGTCGTTCAAAAACTGTTCGAACGGCTTACGGTTGCCATTCTCATCAATGAGTGCAGGGAATGCCTCGTTAAGCTCGTGGAACGTCTTCATGCCCGAAAAGATGTAGTTGGAACGCTGCAACCGTTGGCGCATGGTGTCGGACATCTTAACTTGCTGGAACGCCGAGTTTAGAGCGTCGGAGTGAGTGCTGATAAATTCCTGTACCTTTGGCGACTCGATAATCTCGATGCGGAACTGAGAGCCTTCGGTTTTGTAAAGAGCCTTCATCATTCCGTCGAACAGGCGCGACAGCTCCTCCCGAATCTCATCTTCGCGGCTGAATGTAGCCTGAAGAGCTTCGTTGCCTAAGATTTCGGCATATCGTTGGTGTAGCCCCAAGTAGTCGTTGGGGCTTAGTCGAAAAAAGGACGCGCGTTATGCTGCTTCTTCTTGTCGTCATCTTCGGACTCTGCCGGAGGTGTCAGCATAGGCATCTGCTGGCGGCGTTCGCCTACAGGCATGTTGTATTTCTCCTCGAAGTATGAAGGGTCAACCTCGTAGTTGTTAAGAATCAGCTGCTCGTATGCCACCTGCTGCTCTGGAGTGTAGTCTACGCTGTAGTCCCAGTCGAATCGTAAGCCTTTGAGAGGGAAGCCGTGGCGTATCATGTGCGGAATGAGCTGGTTGTTGACCATGTCGCGCAAGTTGTCGCAGTCTGCCTCTACAAGGTTTTGAAACACCTCGAGGTGTGTTTCGGACTGTGAGAGGCTGCTGCCGTCCTCGATGGTCATTGTCTGCCCGATGATGAGTTTTGACAGTTCGGAGTTTGCGCGGTCTATACGCTTGTCGTAAACATTGAAGGCATCGCCCTTGGTAGATTCAACGACCTCGATGTCCGTGCCTTGCTGGAATATTCCCCAGCCCTCTGTTCCCATCTCAGACATCATCTTCTCCATCTTGGCAAGTTCCTTGTCGTCGCGCGTGGTGGTGCGTGCTATTCGCATAGGCATACCGAAGATTTCGGCGAACGTGTCCCAGAAGGCGAGAGCATTCTTCTTTGGAATGGTCTGTGTGGCAGCCTTGAGGTACAGGCCGAGATTGTCGGGTTGCCCGACCTCGATGAGCCAGTCGGCAAACGGAGCTTCATGGTAGTCGATGCCTGCCTGCCAGTCCATTCCAAGGTCGGTTATTACGCGGTGATATTCGGGTATGACGTGCTTGCGCGGAATAAGCTTCACGCTGTCGTATGTGAGTCTGCCGTTTATGTCGGCGGTTATGTTGCCAAGTTCGATGAGCGAGTGTCCCCAGTAGTTGGCATCGAGGGCAAGCTTCATGAGCAGTTTGAACCATGAAGTGTTGAAGTATTTGATGGCTTCCTCGTCCTCATCTCCATTTTCGTTGACAAGTTTGAAAGAGCGCGAAAGAACGAAACCCTCGCGCTGCTGTATACAGCCAGACAGATGCAGGTCAACCTCGACATCGCGGTAGATGTCGTAGAGCGGTTGTCTGTTAGGGCTGTCGACATTGACGGCGCGCTGCCATGCCTGTCGCCAGTCTCCCATGTCCTTGCGTGTGAGCGAGTCGGTGGTGCGCTGCAGTTCCATTACTGTTTTTTTAAACCTTGCAGCATCTTTCTTTGCCAGACGCAGCGTACCAAACGGTGTGCGCATAAGCGTCTTTTCTGTATTCTTTTTGCTCATGATAAATTACCAGTTATGTCTTAACTTTTTCTGACATCCATACTTCATTGGGAATCCGGCTGGATTGCCGTCTTCGTCGATAGCGAGCGGAAGGTCAGGAACGATATTGCCAGCCTGTACGCCTTTCAGCCATTCTATGGCACGCTCGTATCGTTCCTTTCTTATCTCAACACCCATTTTCTGAGGTGTGCTTGCCGACATGTGATATAGGGCAATGTCGCAAGCGTACATTACGACGAGGCGGTTGCGTTCGTTGTCTGTTGCCGCAAATATCGCCGTAGTGTCATATTTCGGTCTGAGGTAGCCGCTTATTTCTTCTACGGCTTCCACCTCGGCATTGGCGCGGTTCTCTGAACTGATTTGAGACACAACCTTCAGAGCCTGTTCGCCTATAACCACCTTGTAATCATCGTCTGTGATAAACATTACCATAGGTTTTTAGAGGTAGGGCGCTTGCCGAACCTTGGTGAATAAATCTGTTGACGTGTATTCTTTTGGAGAATGTAGATTGCTCCCTCGTCTGCATCGGGTGCATCGTCGTTGCCCGACATTCCCTTTTCGAAGGCAAGCAACTGGTCGAGTCCGGCTTGCATGTCGGGGTCTTCCTTCTGCGACTGGTCGTAGTAAACAAAGCCACGTTCCCATAGCGGACTGATAGCCTCTACGCGCTGGAACTTGTCCGGCTTCTTGCGTGTATCGCCAGTAATTGGCAACTGATAGCCACGAAGATTTCCCTCGGTTGTAAACTCATCGAGTAGGATGTCCTGCATGAAGCTCGCTTCCATAGCGAATCTTATTGCTATGCCTTGCTCCTGACTCCATTCGTATAGGTCGTAGCACCATCGCACCAGTTCGGCAATTGAAGCCTTGCGGACAAAGGCGCGCAGATGCCAAAGATTAGTACCTTGCTTGCCCCAGAGTTTTGCAGCCTTTGTATCGTCGGTTTTCTTAGATTTCCACGAAGGGTCTATATACAGTACGAATTCAGAGAAATCCTTCCACTTTGGTCTTTTTGCCCATTTTATCCATTCCTGACGGAAGACTGTACCCTCGACTATAGGGTTGTGCATCATTTCCTTGTTCCATGCACGATAGCCTACGAAGTCGGCATACTCGCGCGCTTCCTCTTTAGTCCATTTCTCCTTCCATACAGGATTGCCTTCATGGTCTACTGCATATACGGTAGATACATGTACGCCCTTTGTGGCGCAGATGTTAGCCAGTACAGAGGTCTTGCTGATAAGGTTGCCCACCATCAGAAAACGACCACGGCCGACATCGAGAGCACCGAAGAGCGCCTCCTTAACCCAATCGGTGAGTTCTCGTACTCGTCGCTCGTTACGGCATAGCTCATCGTCGTCGAGGTCGTCGATGACGATATAGTCTGGACGTGACTCACGTTTACGGAGGCCACGAGGCGACTGACCGCGTCCACATGCAAGGAAATACACGCCGTCTTTTGTGGTAAACTCTCCTTCGGTCCAGTTGCCCAGAGACATCTGCTGACCGTAATCGGCAATGATGCGTTTGTTGAACTGGAGCTCTGCCTGTATGTCGCCAAGCAAACGGTCGGCACTATCCTCGGATTTACCAACAATAACCATAAAGTTGATGAGACGCTTTGGCTGGAACATCAACCACAGAGGCATGAATATGTCGAAGTGAGTGGACTTTGCATGTCCGCGCGGCCATTTGAATACCGCTTTCAAGTTCGGTGTGTTCTTGACCTTTGTGGCTGCGGCGTTATGGAACGGTGCATTGTGTATGGTGCGTATAGCCTCGCCCGTAACTTTGTCGCGCAGGGTGAGGAAATGCGGAAAGTAGTACTCACAGAAATCGGCATAGTTCTTCTGGAGCCTGCGTATACGCTGCTCCTTCTGCGTGGCGCTTTCGCGTTGCAGGGACTTCGTGTCGGTGATAGCCTGTATCTGCCGGCAGTGCTCTTTCCATTCTTCCTGTATTTTCTTTATGTCAGCAATAGTGGCAGCCATTACAGTTCTGAATTAGGTGACATCTTCTCCATGAGGAACTTGTTCTGGTACTTGTTGATTGCCTTGATTAGTTCGGGTGTGATGTCAGGGTCGTAGCACGCTTGGTCTTGAATCCATTTGTTGAATGCCATAAACACCTCGATGGCGTCGATTACGTTAGCCTTCTTGTCGAGTTTCTCTATGGTAGACGACAGTTTCGACAGTTTGTCGGCAAGAGAGCCTATGGCTTCGGCATCCTCGCTCTTGTTTACATCCTCAATGAGTTTGTCTATCGCAAGGAGCAGTTTGTTTACCAGTTCCGGACGTGTTATGTTTTTGGCTGCCCGTGCCTCTTTCCATCCTCCGGCGGCGCACCATTTAGAGACCGACACGCGAGACACTCCGAGTTGGTCGGCTATCTCCGTGAGTTCCATGCCGGACATATACAGTGAACGTCCGAGCGATTTTTTGCGTTCAATATCAGCTTTGGTCATAATTTGGGAATACTAAATACGAAGCAAAGTTTGCCTTATTTATTGAGGTTGTAAAAAAAGTATGTAATGGTTGCATAGATGTGTGCAACCGTTGCATACTTCTTTTGATAATCCACTAAACTCATACAAATTTGCAACAGTTAATTGCATAAGCGCAAGAATATGAATAAAACGAAACGAGTAAGAATCAGCAACGAGAGTTTGAACAGTTACGGTACACGAGTACTAACTGCCGGCATGAACGTTGAGCAGTATAACCGCAACCCCGTGCTGCTGTATATGCACCAGCGAGGACAGGTTATCGGCTATGTGAAAGACCTGAGGGTTGAGGGCGATGAAGTGACGGGCGAACTAATGTTCGACGAAGCTACGGAGCTTAGCCAGCGTTGCAAGAAACAATGGGAGTTTGGCAGTCTTAAGATGGTGAGCGTAGGCATAGACATTCTGGAACTGAGTGAAGATGAAAAGTATCTGGTTCAGGGACAGACAAGTCCGACAGTTACCAAGAGCAAGCTGTTCGAGGTCTCGCTTGTAGACATTGGCGCAAACGACGATGCCATCGTGCTGCATAAGGACGGTGTGCAACTTTCATTAGGCAAGAATGCGGCAGACGTGTTGTCGCAACTGCATAGTAATAACAATCAAAAAACAAAACAGATGGATCAGGAAAAGTTGGCCCTTGTGTTGGGCTTGTCTAAAGATGCCGACGAAGCAACAATCACAGCGGCGTTGACAAAACTGAAGGCTGATGGTGCGGAGGTTGAAACCCTTCGCAAGGAATGTGACGCTTTGCGTACTGCGCGCATTGAGAGTATTGTATGTGCTGCCATTGCCGAGAAGAAGATTGGCGAAGAGAAAAAGCAGCAGTTCATTGAACTGGGCAAGAAAGTTGGTGCCGACGACTTGAAGATGACCTTCGAAGCAATGTCACCACAGATGAAACTCAGCGGCATTGTCGGAGTCCGTGGAGGTGTTCAGACTGGCGGTACTGCCGAGTATAAGAAACTTGGCGACGTGCCAAGTGAGGAACTGGCAAGACTGCGCGAACAGGACCCAGTCCAGTACAAGAGACTCTACAAGGCTGAGTATGGTATCGAATGTGAGATTTAGTTGAACTTTGAAAACAGAGAATTGAAATGAAAAGATTTTTATTGTTTATTGTAGCAGTTCTGGTGAACTGTGTGATGGGTGCTACCATTGCAGACATGGTAGGTATCAATCCAATGGTTGGTGCAGTGGGCATGAATGTTATTGCTGCATTCGTAGGGTATGCAGTACCATCAGGAAGTCTGTGCGCCGGTGTATATACCGAGATCTGGACAGGCGAACTTGTTAAGAAGTTGCGCGGCGGTCTTGAAGGCTCGTGGCTTGATGGCATTCCCGACAATTCGAGTATCGTGAACAACGACACGATTCACCTTGTGGATGTAGGTGTTGACCCTGACGTACTGATAAACAACACAACCTATCCTATACCTTTGCAGGCTCTTGATGATGCTGATATTGCCATCAGCCTTGACAAGTTTCAGACCAAGGTGACTCCTGTAACAGACGATGAGCTTTATGCTATCTCGTACGACAAGATGGCGCGTGTGAAGGAAAGCCATGGTAATGCCATCACAGATTCTAAGTTCCGAAAGGCTGCCCATGCATTGTGCGCACAGCAGAATTCTGATACCACACCTGTACTTGTTACCTCAGGTGAGCGTGATGCCAGCACGGGACGTATCAAGTTGTGCGTGCAGGACATTATCAACTTGAAGCGTGCGCTTGACAAGTTGGGAGTACCGGCAGAAAACCGCCGTCTTGTGTTGTGTACTGACCATGTGAATGACTTGCTTGAGACCAGTCAGGCGTTCAAGGAACAGTACAACATCAACCGCAACGATGGTACTGTAGGCAAACTGTTCGGCTTCAATATCTATGAGTTTGCCAACAACCCTCTGTACACCACAGCCGGAGTCAAGAAGAATGTGGGTGTAAGTGCAAGCACCGGCGAGTTCCAGTGCTCATTCGCCTTCTACGTTCCTCGCGTGTTCAAGGCAACCGGTTCAACCAAGATGTATTACAGCGAGGCTGCCAACGACCCTGAATATCAGCGAAACAAAATTAACTTCCGCCACATGTTCATCTGTATGCCTAAGAAGGCAGATGCAGGCGGCGTAATCAGAAGCGGATATCAGGCATCAGCCCTCCCAGAGGGATAAGTCTAACCATTAAAGAAGAATAGCAATGAAACTGATTGTAAAGACCAAGTTCCGTGACAAGGAAGACCATGTTACGGTATACGACCCAGACACAATTCTGGAAGTAAAAGACAAAGAGCGTGCTGCCGACCTTATTGAGCGCGGTTTGTGCGCCGAGTATAAGGGACGAAAGTCTGCATCTGTAACTCTTGGTGGCGACGAGTCAAAAGAGGAAGAGGATGAGCCAAAGGCTGATGTGACAGAGAAATCTGAAACTGAGGCTGAGACCGAGGAAAACGATTCTGAAGAGAAGGATGAGTAGAACCTTGAAATATCTTGTAATCCACTGCACAGCCACGCCGGAAGGCCGTGAGGTAAGCTCTGCTGAGATACGCCATTGGCACACAGACCCTGTGTCGAAGGGTGGGCGTGGCTGGAAGCAGGTGGGTTACACGGATATGATTCATCTTGACGGTCGTATAGAACGGCTCGTGAAGAATAATGAAGACGCTAATGTGGACGACTGGGAGATAACCAACGGAGCAAGCGGCTACAATGCTGTAAGTCGGCATATCGTATATGTTGGCGGTGTTGATGCCTGCGATGTCCGAAAGGCGAAGGATACCAGAACGGCAGCACAGAAAGACGCAATGACGCGTTATGTGCTCGACTTCCACAAGCGTTTTCCGAGAGTGAGAATTGTTGGTCACCGTGAACTCGCGGCAAAGGCCTGTCCGGGTTTCGATGTTCAGAGGTGGCTGAAATCAATAGGCATCAATCAACAGTAACGGATATGGAACTCAGTGAAATCCTCAACGTGGTTCTTGGTGGCGGTCTTGTTGGTGCTCTTATCTCCATTGTGACTATTCGCAGTGCTCTTAAGAAGGCTCGTGCGGAGGCAGATAAGGCACAAGCCGATGCCGACACGGTGAAGATTACAAACACTGAGCAGGCTACCCGAATCTTGGTTGAGAATATTGTAAAACCTTTAACAGAAGAGCTTAATGAGACACGCAAGGAGATGGCTTCCATCAAGCGAGAAGTGGCACGTCTGCGCAAGACTATCGACAGTGCGAACAGTTGTCGCTACAATGCTGACTGTCCTGTTCTTGAGCGGATGCGCCTCACCTCGAAAGAGCATCAGACAGAGCACGGACAACGTGCTTCGCCGCACAGTAGACAGCGCAAGCGAATATGTGGAGACGGTGAAGACAATACCACTGACTGTGCCGAAGCAGGAAGTGACGATGAAGATAGCGACAGACAGCCTCCGTAGGCTTCCTGACGGTGCAACGTACAGCCGACGAAACGGCAGGGCAAGTGTTGAGATTGGGCGTATGTCTGCCACGGTATCAGAACCGGAATACATATATGTGTATGCCGCATGTGACAGTCTGCAGATTCTGTGCGAGAGATACGAACGCAGGATTGCGAGCTTGTACGGCGAACTGCAGAAGTCCGTGACATCAGCCGAGGTGAGCGAGAAGCCTCCGAATGACATTCTAACGTCATTGAAATGGTTATTGACTGGCATTGTAACAGGTGCCGTCGGAACAATACTAATCTTTATAAAACTGAAAAAATGAGCAAGAAATTTATTTATGGCATTGCACAGGTGAAGTTTGGCGACAACACCATTGGCTATATTGAAAAAGGCAGTTGGGATTGGGGCGGCACTAAGCCTGAGACAACTGAGGTGGAAGCAGAGCAGGTTCCTGATGCTCCTGTTCTGGTACTGCAGCAGAAGAATGGACAGATAAGCCCAACCTTCAATCTTATCCAGCTTGACTATGCTAACCTGCAGAGAGTTCTTGGCGGAACACTGGTAACCACCGGCGAGGGACAGAATGCGGTTGTTACTGGTTGGAAGGCACCTACAAGCCTTGTCGATTTGAACGGCGTATGGACGATTGACTTTGCAAGCGGTCAGACTATGACAATTCCAAACGGAACAATCATGGCAAATCTTGGCGGCAAGCTTACGCTTACTGAGGTATCGAAGGTAGAGTGCCAGTTGAAGGTTATGAAGCCAGACAACGGAGATTCACCATTCGAGATTAACGATACTCCGGAAGAAACTCAGACTGAAGGCTGATGGACGAACGGTTGATAAGACAAATCCAGAGAGAGGGAGCGGAAGCCTTGCTGAACATGGGCGTTTCACTCCCTCTCAAGGATTTTAAGATTCCTTTCAGAAAGGAACCTTTACGCCTGCGTCTTACAATGAGACGTCCTACTATGGCGTGTCAGATACAAATAGCAAAGACGTGGCTTTCGGTTGGCATGACATTGTCGGAGTTCGAAGCTCTTGACTATGACGGACAGATGAGGTTCTTAGTCGAGCATGGGCGGAAACTTAGCCGGATGATTGCTCTTACCATGCCACACTGGTGGTTGCCAACATGCGTACTGGCATGGTTTATACGCCACAGCATGAAATGGGAGTATCAGAAGGGGGCGTTTGAAAAGTTCGTAACGCTTATGGGTACAGCGCCTTTTACGAATATTATCAGATCAGCCGAGATTGTGAATCCGATGAAGCTGAGACTGAGCCACAGAAAGAAGGGGAGTTAAAGAACCGCTGGGAAGGTTCTCATAGCCCTTTCGGATTTGTCTGGCAGATAGCAAGCGCAACGGGATGGAGTGTAGACTACATTCTGAACGGGGTGAACTACCAGACTCTTATAATGATGATAAGCGATGCGCCGCGCTATGTTGAACAGAAGAAAAAACAGAGTGACAACAGAAGTGCCGAGGATGAAGCTGGCGAGATTGTAGGCTTCTTCCAAAGCAGATTAAAACAGTAGCGAATGAAACCGGTAGAGATAGAAATCTTGTTGAGAGACGGACTAAGTTCTGGCATAGACAAAAGTCGTGAAGGTGTTGAGCAGTTGCTTGACGCCTCTCGCCGTTTGTCTGAAGCAATAAGTCAGACAGGAGAAGATGGCGTTCGTGCATCTGACAAGTATAGCGAAAAGTTGAACGTGCTTCGTCAGAGTGTTGAAAAAATGTCAGCCTCGTTGCATTCTATGGGGACGTCCGAGAAGGATGCAGCTGGCGTAATGCAGAAGGCTAACGAACAGAACGTGAAGTTTGTTGAGGCACAGATAGTCCGCCTTCGTACACTCGAGAACACCTTGCGTTCTGCATTGGAGAATGGGAGTACAGCATTGGAAGAGGCTACAAGACGAGAGATTGAAACTACCGAAGGCTATCTTAACGAGGCTCTCAATTCTATCCAGAAGAATGCAGAACTTATTCCTGCAATGCTAAACGAAGCCTCATCAACCGCGCCAATGCAACAGCATGCAGAAAGTTTGAGAGCGCAACTGCGGCAACTGACAAACGAGATAACAAGCACAACCCTTGAGTACAGAAGAATGACGGACGAGGAGCGTAACTCTGCCGCCGGTATGGAATTGAAACGGAAACTGGAGACTCTTGTAGCGAGGGCTGGCGAGCTCCGCGACGCTATGGATGATGTTAATCGACAAGTAAGAGGTGAGGCTTCAGATACTAAGAATTTTGATGCAATTGCACAGGGCTTGAATGTTGTAACCTCATCAGCTGGAGCAGCAACAAGCGTTTTTCAGATGTTCGGGGCAAGTCAGGAAGACCTCATAAACATTCAGACGAAATTGCAGGCAACACTCGCCATCAGCAATGCCTTGACTGTAGTTCAGAACAATCTGCAAAAAGAAAGTTCCTTGATGCTCGGCATCAGAACAATTCAGGAAAAAGCGCACGCTGTGGCTATTGCCATCAGAACAGCAGCCGAAGGAAAGGGCATTGTCGTAACAAAGCTTGCTACAATGGCACAGGCAGCATTCAATGCCGTGGCAAACGCTAATCCTTACGTCTTGCTGGCAACGGCAATAATAACTGTCGTCGGTGCATTGTGGGCATTTAGTTCTGGCTCAAATGCTGCAACAGAAGCAGAGAAGAGACAGCGCGAGGAGGGTGAACGCTTAAAAAGACAACAGGAAGAGATGTCTCAGACTATCGGACAGGCGGTAGGTAATGTTGAGGCTAAGTATCGCTCGCTTCAGCAGCAGTGGAATCGTCTGAAGACCGACATCGAGAAAAACAAGTGGATAAAAGAACATGCCAACAGTTTCCGTGAATTGGGACTGAACGTAAGTTCTGTAACAGATGCCGAGCAGGTTCTGGTCAATCTTGCACCGCAGGTGATAACAGCTTTAAAATCTGTTGCCGAAGCCGAGGCCTATAACGACTTATACAAGCAAGCCATAAAGAACCGTGCGGAAAAATGGGAGCACAGAGTGAAAAGCCGTGCTACGGGAGATTTCTACACGAAAGCTAAGGTCGGCAACAGAATATCTCAGGAAGAGGAACGTGCTGCAGGCGTTACATCGGCAGACAAGAGCTACTCAACAAGTTATATGCCAAGTGCAGGAGTATCTGTAACAACAGATAATGGACTTGCACAGTCTGGTGTCGATAAGGTTAATGCGTACAGACAGGCTCAGGCAGAAAAGACAAGAAAGGCTCTTGAAGCAGAATACAGTGAAGAGGTTGACTTTTATTCTGAAAAATGGGAAAAGGCGGAGAGAAAGGCAGCCGATGCCCAGTCAAAGATTCCTCAGCACTTACGCGAAGGAAAAGACGGCAAGGATCGCAATATCAAAAGTGAGGAGCAGAGCGCCGATAAACTTGCCGACCTGCAAGAGAAAAACCGTCAAGCAGAGATTGAACAGATGGCTGATGGTTCGGAAAAGAAGCGTGCCCAGCTGCGTATGGACTACGATAAGGAGATGGCAGAACTTGCCACGCTCGAAAAGGAATGGCGAGCAGCCCAAAAGGGAGAGTTGAAACAGAACCAAGCCGTTGCCCTTGAAGCAGCCCGTACGCTTGCAAAGTCTAAGCTGGAGGCCGGAGAGAACGAGATTGCAAAGGCCGAATCCGATTCTGAGAGAGTACGTCGCAGAACAGAGATTCAGTCAATGGTTGAGTATCTGAAAGGATATGGCTCTTACCAGCAGCAGAAACTTGCGATAGCAGAAGAGTATGCCCAGAAAATTGCCGATGTGGAAATGTCCGAGGCAGATGAATCGGCAAAGGCATGGCAAAAGAAGAAACTGAACAAGGAACGGCTGCAAAAAGAAGCCAACCTTACTTTCGAGAATATATCGCGTGGCATAGACTGGCACGCACTTTTTAGCGGTGTGGGAGACCTCACAAAGGAGATGATGCTTCCGATGATGGAGCAGTTGCAAGCTTATGTAAAGACCGACGATTACCGTAATGCTGACGGTGAGACACAGCAAAAGGTGACGGAGCTTATACAGGAGATGCGTAAGTATGTGGGCACGAATCAGGATGTTACATGGCAGAACTTAGACAAGGCAATAAAAGATTTCGCGTCGAGTGTTGCAAGATACGATGAGGCGAGGAAGGCCGAGGATGCTGCTGTCCGTGCACGCAACGAAGCAAAGAAGAAACTTGATGCCGGCGAAACCACGCCCGAAGAATACCGTACATTGGAAGAGCGTGCGCAAGAACTTGGTGATGTTACGGCACAGTCGCGCGACAATATGGAAGCCTTTGGTAAAGCCCTTAACAGAACAAGCGAAGAAATAGCCAACTTTACAAGCGGACTGACAACAGCTTTGAGCAACGCCAAGGCATGGAGCGGAGCTGACGGCTTTGGTAATGTAAAGAATGCGGTGGGTGGTATAGACCAACTGAAAGGAACGCTCGATAGTCTGTTGCCACAGATGGGTGACGGAATGGCAAAGACGATTGGTACACAGCTGAGCAGCACCATTGGTGGTTCGCTTGGCTCGCTTGGCAGTGGATTGGGAAGCATGTTGTCGAGTGGACTTGGCAGCATTATTGGCATAGTAGCACAGATACCTAAACTGATTCTCGACTTGGTTAACAGCATAAAGAACTTTGTGACAGGCATTCTTAATGCCATTACCGAGCTGATAAGTCTGAGATGGATTGACGACCTTGTTGTAAGCATTCTCGATGCAGTTGGTAATCTGATAGATGCCATATTCGATTTGCCGGAAAACCTGTGGAGGGTGCTGAAGGGAATAGTGGTGAACGGAATAGGCGGTTTGCTTAACACTATTCTTGGCCGCATAGGAAACATATTATCCTTTGGAGCATTGAGCCATAAAGGACCTTCAGACTGGTTTACAAATGCGAATGCCGAGGAGGTGGCAAAGACTATCGACCGACTGACGAAGCGCAATGAGTTGCTCGAACAGGCTATTGAAGATTTGACGGAGGAGATGAAGACATCGCGTGGTGCAATGGCTATAGATGCTGCACAACGTGCGCGTAATCTTCAAGGAGAGACCATCGAAAACTACAAGAAGATAGCACAGGCACAAGCTGGCTATCATGATGCTCACAGAAGCTTCAATTACTATTGGGGAGGCTATGACGATGAACAGATTAACCGTCTGAGCCAGCAAATTGGCAGACAATGGAACGGTGATTTGTGGAGTCTTAGCCCGGAAGAGATGAAGATGCTGCGCAGTAATGTGGATATGTGGGAGAAGATTCTGAACACCGGAAAGGGCGGATATGGTGAAAGAGTCGCAGAAAAACTTGAAGACTATATAGAACAGGCAGGAAAACTTGAAGACATAACCGACGATTTGTACGAAACATTGACGACAACGACGAAGGACAATGTTTTTGATGACTTCTTGAATTCTCTTTACGAACTTGCAGATGGCAGCAGTGAGGTCATGGACGACATTGCAGACAACTGGCAGGCTATGGTAAACAAAATGGCTGTGAACAATCTTGTAGGTGCCAAGTTCCAGCAGGAACTGTCCGAGTGGTTTGAAGCTCTTGGAAAACTGAACGAACAGTGGGCTGACAAAAACATCTCTGATTCAGACTATCGCAAGCAGATGGATGCCTTGAAAGCTGAGTACTTTGGCTATGTTGATGCAGCGAAACGCGACATCGACGTGCTGCGCTCTGAAGGTATCATAAAAGCAACCGAAGAGTATGGCGGTACGACACAAAGCGGAAAGTCTGGTGCTTTTACGACAATGAGCCAAGACCAAGGAACGAAGCTCGAAGGACTGTTTGTTAGCGGACAGATGCATTGGGCAAGCATCGATGACAAAATGACCGATGTATCTGTTCAGATAGGACTTGCCGGCGACACTCTCAAAAGAATAGAAGAGCACACAGGCAGCAGCGCTGCGTGCCTCGACGAGATAAGGAACGATATAAAGGTAATAAAACGTGACGGATTAAAAGTGAAATAGCATGGCACATGTATTGAAAGGACTGGTGTATATAAACGGTGTAGACATCTGGCAGCGCTACGGCGTTTTCCTTACTGAGGAGAAGAAAGGCGGTCGGGAGAATCTGACTGCAATACTGACTCCGAGTAAGGTTAAGGAACATGTAGGTGTAAACATACGCGAGCTCGACGGGAAGAAATATTCCCAGCATCTGACTGTAACCAACCAAGAGCGCGATGTTACGTTGCACTTTGCACAGTATGCCCAGACGCGTGATGCTTGGCTGCATAACTATATGGATTTCATTCAGTTCCTGAAAACCGGGGACAACGGATGGTTGTCTGTAAGGTTTACCGAGCTCGACCTTACTCTGCGCATGTTCTACGTAGATAGCAGCGCCTACCGTGCGCTTACATATCTGTGGAAGGAAGGCGTGCAGGCAAGCCGCTATAAAGTTCGATTCAGAGAGCCAGAACCTATTATTTAAACGACATTATAATATTATTAGAATATGCTTCTGACACTATATGACCAGTATGGCAGCGTTAAGACAACACTTTCGCCAAACGATTCGAGCACACAAGACAAAGAGGTGCAGGGCGACAATGTGTTAAGTCTTTCCTTTACGCTTTACGAGTATGTGAGTATCGACGTGAACGACTATGTTGACTTCGAAGGAGAGCGCTATTGGGCAGTCGAGAAATATCTGCCGCAGGAGAAGAGTACAGTTGAATGGGAATATAACGTGAAACTGTATGGCATTGAAAGCCTCATCAAGCGTTTTCTGGTTCTTAACACTGTGGACGGGACAAGCGAAGCTGTCTTTACGCTTACGGCACGCCCTATAGACCACATGCGTCTGATTGTACAGAACATCAATGACGGTATGGACCATACTACCAACTTTAAGGTTGGTACCGTCGAGGGTACGGATAATGTTGTTATAGACTACGTCGGAAAGTACTGCGACGAAGGACTGAAGGAACTTGCCGAAAAGGTTGGTGTGGAATGGTGGATTGAGGGTGAAACCGTGAATCTGTGTCGTTGTGAGCACGGCGAAGAGTTGACGCTTAGCTATGGTAACGGACTGACGAACCTTGACAGGGACGCTGCCGACAATGCTAAGTTCTATACACGCCTGTTCGTGATTGGCAGCAGCCGCAATATTGATTCTGAGCGCTATGGGGCGAGTCGACTCCAGCTTCCGGGTGGTGAGAAGTATGTAGACGTTAATACTGAGCGATACGGCATAGTGCATCATTTTGAACAAGATGCATTCTCTGGCATATATCCGCGCCGTATAGGAGTGGTAAGTGCCGTGCGTAGCGAGAATGTAACAGACAGCGACGGCAATCCATATACGATATATTACTTCCGCGACAGCGACCTCCCATTTGACCCAAACGAATATGAAATCCCCGGATTGGTAAAGCATGTGTCATTTCAAGAGGGTAGCGAACTTGCCGGACTCGGTGTTGATGACGACCACTATTTCGAGGTTAACTACAACAGCGGAACAAGGGAATTTGAAATAATAACGATATGGCCTTACGATGACGATACGCAACTTCCGGGCGGAACCCTGATACCGAAGGTGGGCGACAGATACATTCTGTGGAACATAAGGATGCCCGACGAATACTACGGACTGGCAGAACGTGAGTTGCAGAGTGCAGTGAACGAATATAACAGAAAACACGCCCTTGATGTGTCGCGATACAAAGGGCAGACAGACCATGTGTGGATAGAGGACGAGAATGCAGACTTATATGTGGGACGGAGAATCAGACTCGAAAGCCAAGAGTATTTTCCAGATACAGGCTGGCGCGCGAGTCGCATAACGAGAATAAGCCGTCAGGTAACCCTTCCGTCTAAGATGGATTTGGAGATAAGCGATGCCCTGTCAACGCGTTCACTTGACAAAATCGACGATGCTATCAGCGATGCAAAGAACTATGCCGGTTCGCTTGTCGGCAGTCTGAATATCCCTGACATAATCCGCAGTTGGGACACAACTCGCCCGACCGACAACAATCTGTATAGCGCCCGAAGAAGCCACAAAGAGTTTCTGAGCAAGAATACAATAGACCGCGCCAAGAAGAAAATAATCTTTGACGAAGGCATTGATGTCGGCGACTTCGCAGCTGGCGAACAGGGAGGACATATAGATGGACTTGGAAATGCCGAACTGCTAACGCTTGTCGTGCGTCAGTTGCTACGCAGCGCGCATTTTGTCGATGGCATAGGCGGTGAGGGCTGGCAGCTATGGATTGACCAGAACGAACTTGCAAACCTTACGGTAGACAAACTGACGGTGCGTCAGGTGATGACCGTATTCGAACTGTTGGTTGATAAAATTCGAAGCGTAGGCGGTCAGATAGTCGTGAGTGCGGCAAACGGCAAGATAAAGACGGTTGACGAGACTGAGGATTTCTATATAGTCACCTTCGAACAGGACAACACATTCCAAGAGCATGACCTTATGCGCTGCCAAACATTCAGCGGTGGCAGTCTGAAAAGTTATTGGGCTGAAGTTTCTGCTGTAGATGGCAATAGCGTTTTGGTTGCAAAAAGCGAGTTCGATTCGAGTATACCAGCCGAGGCCGACGAGTGTGTTCTTATGGGCAACACGTCGAACACTCAGCGGCAGAACCTGATTCTTGTATCTGCAACAGAAGACGGACAGCCGCGCATTGATGTGATGGACGGTGTGAGCGACAAGAACTTCACGGGCTGCCTCCGTGCCCGTCTGGGCAACTTGGATGGCATTAGCGATGATTGGTTCCCTGTTGACAATCAACCGCACGGCAACGGCTTGTATAGCGACAATGTTTATCTGCGTGGTACATTCCTTCTTGCAACCGGCGAGGACATCAAGACAAAGTTCGAGATAACTGAAGGTAAGATACAGAGCAGCGTAACAGCATTGCGTCAGGATTTTGCCACCGACAGAGGTTATCTTAACAATCCAAGCTTTGACGAAGGGTTAAGCAAATGGCTTACGGAGAACGACA